CCGAACTTCAGGAATGCTCACAGGTGTTTCAATCTCTTCCTCTAGTGGAACCTTTGGTAGGTTTTCTAATTTATCCGTAGACCCGGTGATTTCAAATTTTAATATATGTTCTTGGTTCCTGAAATCATATGGAATGAGTCGACCGTGACTCATGTAAAAGAATTCGACTCGAATATCACGAATAAACTTTTGCGACCCCGAATGGAACTGGTGTATGAGTGGGTCATCGGCACCATTAAAGTTGATGAAATTCGAACCATTCAGGAGGATATGACCTGTATAGAAGGGTGTCGATGTATACACGTCTTGAGTGAAAATATCCGAACCACCCGATAGACGTACGACGAGTGAATTTGGACCTTCGAGGTTAACCGCACCGGAAACAATCTCACCCGAAGCATTCGATGTATAGTCCTTCGAACCAAATCCCATAATTTGATGAGGTGTCGTTAAGGGGATCTGGTCATGATACCCATTCGTTCCCGAAAAAAACTCGAATGTGAACGCATTCGATGTTCCCACGTTGGAGAAGTTTAATGTGTTTGTTTCGTCATCGAAGACCACGAGACTCACATTCGATTCGGGGGGTGAGAGAAGAGTCTCTAGGTCTTCTGCGAGAACGTGTCCATTTGAATAATTTGTCGAATCAAGTGTAAAATTGGTACCGTCAACGCTGAATGTGTTATTCGTGGGACAGGTTACGAGCTGAGGTGTGGGGATTCGAGCAGATACGAGTTTAATTTCCGAGACGTCATAGATTGGGTTTTCCAGGGTGATGACGTAGTCATTCGCGTTTGAATGTGTATTTGAGTATTCGTCGACGACGTACACACCGTTAGAATCCTGGTACACATTGGAAGGTATGACGTTGACACCGCGCTGACTACTATCGATAGAGAGAGTGTACACCTTCATTAAAATATAGGCACAATATTTTAATGACTGTTTTTGTCTACCACGTATTGGAAATTAAGCAGAGAGAGAGTGTGCGAGAGGGTTGTTCTGGAGCTGACGCTTCGCGATATCCAGGGTCTGGGTATTAGGGTTCGCGTTACCCTTGTACGCGTTGAACTGGTGGAACGATTTCTGCTTGTACTGCTGCGTCCAGCCACCATTCGCCGCGTTAACACGGCCATCGATGCGAGTCGTGTCCGACCGAACCGCCGTGAGCGCACCACCCTGCTTGAGAGCAGACTCACGAACATTCATGCGACCAGCGTTACCCATGCGGTTAGGCTTACCACGACGATCCTCGGGACGGAAACCATACCTCATGAGCTCCTCGTTCGTCTTCGCAGTCACATGGGTCGCAGCACTGTTCGTATACGCACCACGGAAGTTTGTAATACCAGGCTGAACCTGGTTGTAATAGCTGTATTGCGCATCGTTACGATCACTCTTGAAACGAGTGGGATCCTGGGACACAGTCTGTGCCGAAATGAAACGTTTCGCACCGTTGAAGCCGAGACCATCCTGGCGAAGACCAGTCTCGGAACGGTTCGTGGTTCGCTTCGTCTTTTCGTGTTCGTTGCGAGGAACGACACCGGACATGCCCTGTGCCCGACCCGCCATGACAGGTCGCCGAGAGGGGAGATGGGAGGTGGTCTCAGGTTTGTTGTGAGTGAGTTCACCGACAACGGCCGAGCGACCACCAGTAATGTCCGCCGCTGGACCAGAACGACCAGGGAGTGTGGTGAGCCTGTATTCACCGACGTTCACGGGGTTCACCCTAAACATCTGCTGGTAACCACCGACCGCTGGGGTATCGGCACCCACACCGAGACCGGGACCGACCAACTGCTTCTCCACGGGAGACAGGTTATTCATGCGACCCTGATCATACATGCGATTACGCATGTTTAGGATTTCCTGACCACCACTGCGTTGCTGCATAGTAATGTCACCAAAACTCTCCATCTCCCTCTTCTGAGGCCTGTCGATGACGGGTTCAAAATTGTTGTTTACTATCTCTACGGGAGCTTTGACTACTGGGGGTGGTTCGAAAATCTCCTTCGGTGGAGGTGGAACAGACTTAGTACTCAAAGTTCGACCAGCGTATACGAGACCGGCCACAGCCATGAGCGAAATGGGATCAGCCATTCTTACTTCTTACCGACATTTTTATTAGCGTACCTTTGCTGAAAGAGACCATTCTGGACTTCGGCGCGGGTGCTCGCAGGTTCATATCGAATCGTGCGAAGGGGAACTTTACATTCCATGTTTGTCAGGGGGAAGAGTTTGCGCTCATAGGTTTGGACGATATGCTTATTGAAACGGGACGTGGTTTGGGGGCGAAGTTGATCACTGGTATCAATGTATTGGGCTGGGGAACCCTTACCAGCCATATAGGGGGCTGTACCATACAACATGGTGTTGGGGCGGCAACCACCACAGTTGAGACCACTGGGCTGAGGATACACAAAAATTTCGTCGTTCGCTTTGACTGGGGGAATGGCTCCCTTGTTTTGAACTCGGGAAAGGCCAGGTTGAAGCTGATACGCCATTTACTATTACGTGAGAATATTTATCTACGATCTCCATCTCTACCGAGACCCCTGAACGCCTCGAGCTGGACACCACGCGCGTTGGGGTTACAGTATTTGCTATCCGTCTTACACATGGGACCATTCTTGGGACCATACAACCATTCGGCGAATGCCGTCTGGTCACCTGGAAGTTTCGACACGGGAGTTGTCACGAACTGACGGTCGACACCGTTCCTCATATACTTAGGGAGAGGGGACCGCGACCGCCCTCCATCCATGGGAATGCGCTCACTCGTGTAGCTGTTTACGAAAGGCTTCACGGTGGGATAGTAGCACGCCTCCAACCTATTGGGTGCATCCGTGTAATCAGTAATCAATACGTTCCCCATGGGATTATCTTCGGTGGGCATCTGACACAGGGCACCATCGATGGTACTCCCATGTGTCTCTGTCACCATCTTCGACCGATAAAGAACGAAGATAACGGATAGGACAGTCGCACCCAAGACGAAGATCCTGGGATCACGACGAATGATATAAATGAGACAAGTGGCATATATGACAAACCGAGACGCAGCGTTGATGCGATCTTCTGGAGTTTGATCACTGGTTGGCCAGAACTGAGAAACCTTATCACCTCGGATGAGTTGCTGAGGATCGTCGAACCAGACGTTCATTTAGTATATGTTGAGGTTTATTTTTTGGGGAGGTTACCAAGCATATTTCCCATCATCTTCATGAGTGCATCCTGGTTCAACTCACCATCATCACCTTGCATTTTATCGGCACATTCCTTCGCGATACCCTCAATCATCTTGAGAGTATCATCGGGAATGGAGGTGATCGTCGTTCCGAGCATGTACAGCGTCTGGAGGTACTGCCATGTCGCAGACTTGGTACCAGTAGACATGCGCTCCCAGTACGACTTGATGTTGAGATCCTTGAGAAAGTCAATCGTATCAATCTCCTTGAGTAGGAAAGTTTCATCCTTCGTCGAAATCTTATCCGCATACGGGCTCACACCCTTCATGAACGCATCCACGACGAGACGTGGGTTGGTGGACTTCAAGACGTCGAACGACGTCATCATCTTCTTAATGCCTTTTTCCTCTGGAAAAGTCTTGTGCAATTCCACAAGAAATTGACCCATCATATCGTTAAACGCGGTAACGGACGCCATTTTCTTATTTTATTCGTGTAATCTTTAAGTTAAAAAGGCTCACTGGAAATCGTTTCCTTCTGTCCTATACCACCTGAAACGATGAAGAACACGAGGATCGCGTTGAGAGCCGCTGGTTTCGTGTACTTGTTAAGTTCGAGTTTTCCTTCGTTATTGAGATGCGCCTTGAGATGAATGTACCCTGCGGTTATACCACCCGCGATCAGCGCCGCGCTCATGGGATCGCGAAGATAGTCGGAGAGTTCCATTTAATTATAGCGGGGATTTTTTGTACGCTGTTCGGGTGCGTCACCGAAAAGGACGTCATCGTCACCTTCGCGCTGAGGCTCCGACTGGGGCTCGAAGCTAGGCTCGGGCTCGGGCTCGGGTTCGACCTCAGCCTGGGGGGCCTGGACACCTGGAACTGTCTTAAACTCATTCTCAAGTCCGGTAGGTTCAGGGTCATGTTCCATCATGGGCTCCGGCTCTGGCTCCGGATCCATCATAGGCTCCGGCTCTGGCTCCATCATAGGGTCATCCTCTGCCACGTCAGGGTCAACACCATCCTGAATTTCACCATCGAGGGAGATGTCACGAGTCTCTTGGGACATGTACGTCTGAAGAATCTGTTGCACAGGAATGAGCTCCTTGACTGTGTTTTCAATACAGAGGGTGAAGCGCGTCGTCAACTTTTCATCCCTGAAATACTCACTCTGTTCTTCACTAAAGACATAGGGATCTTTGTAGATGTCCTTGGCGATGTTGTTATAGCACGTCTGAATGAAAACCTCCTCGGTGGGCAGTTTCAGGGAAATCTTCTTGTTATCCGCCTTGAGACGGACAGCGGAGAGAATCTTAGTACACGCCACAAATACAGCGGCGAGAAGATCACTAAACCAGGCACACCGATTCGTGATGTTATCAGAGTGGTTCTTGGACATGGCGTTAGACCAGTTAGGAACTTCCTTCAGAAGTTTCTGGAACATGATGAGCACCTTGCGACCCTTCGAGAGAGACACGGATTCGTTGTACATATCCTGAAAGACTTCAATCATAGGTGGGCACATAATGAGACACATCTGCCCCAAATACTCCTTCTTGGCCTCAACCAAGATATTGAGGTTATCCATTTATGATTAAAGTGGTTTTTAATTTAGGAATTTACTACGCACTTCCCCTGTACTTGTTCGCAATCTTTTTAAGGTTCATGAGATTTGGAAAGTCTGCCTCTTCATCCTTTTCAACCTTGACTTTCTTCTTTTTTGGAATAATCCACGACACATAAATGTCGTTGTCACTCACCAACTTAACGGTAAATCCACCGAGAACAAATTGTCTCGCGATGTATCTCGCAGCCGCACTTCTATCGAAAACGGGGTATCCGATGAGAAATGCTGGAACTGTTAGGAAAATCTGTTTGTGTCCAAGTTCGACTGATTGTTTAATCTTGGCGGAAAACTGATCATAGATTTTTTTGTAAATTTCTTTACGAATCTGTTTTCGCTTTTCATCAATCTTCGTGACATCATCGATGCTGATCATTACAATTACTGTAATTTATTTTTCAGAGAATCTAACTCAGCTTTCGTGGGAACAGCCACCTCTTTGACGAGATTATACTCTAGGAATGCCTTACCAGGAGATCCATCTGTGAATGCCTTCACATTAGATGGAGCCTGGACACCGAGTGGCTGCGACCGAAGCGACGTCAGGGTAACCTTACCGTTTCGCTCGACATCATACGACGCGACGACAGAGAACCCGAACGAGAATCCACCCTTCTTCACGGCCATGAACATACATTCATAGATATCCTTGTCTTCACCCTTGTAATGACGAACCATCGTCGTCTCGATGATGTATGTACAAATACCGGTACGCTTCGAAATCTCCCGGTTGGCTTGAAGCACAAACTCTTCGATGTTGTCATTGTCGACACTCGCTTCAACCTCTTTATATTTGGAGAGATCTGGTCTGGGGTCATCAAGCTTCACCGACCCGACTGGCTTCGCGTGGCCTGAGAGACCAAACACTTCCGTGAAGGATTCGTGGGAAGTTGTGATGCAAATTACCAACACGATGAGAATGATCGCGATCAAGTAACTCATGTTTACTATAATGCGTTAATTTTTTTTTACAAAATACCCTATAGATAGTAGATGTCGCTCCTGATTTATAGTCCGAGGTGCAAACACTCTATGGATGTCGTTGACTACATCAACAAAGTTCCTCAGTTGAAACAACTCGTGCATTATCACAACATCAACACACAGGGTATCCCCCCAAACTACAGGAACAAAATCAACCGCGTTCCCACGATGCTCACCAAGAACGGTAAGATCCTGGTGGGTAACGAGATTAAGAACTGGCTTGACTCACTTCTCCCTAAGAAAGAGGTTGAACGGGGTGCAATCGGTGGATTTGGTGGCTCCATGTCGAGTCTAGATGGAAACGATGCGAATTCGGGTATGTTTCGCCTCGACGACTACGGTCAGTCTCTTCAGCCTGCGATGACGAAAGAACTCGAAGAAAAGATTAATCGAGAAGTTTCGAAAGGTGTCGCGTATACAGATTTAAAGATGTAACCCATATATCCTATTAGATATGAAACTTGTCACGATACAAGCTTCGGCATTCAAATCAACCTTTGAGGTACTCAAGGATATTCTCAACGACGTGAATATATATTTCAGGCCAGATGGAATGTACGTCGTCACACTCGATAGCGCTCGAACATCACTCGTAGACATGCACCTACCCTCCGACAATTTCGAGGAGTATCAGTGTGATCAGGAAGAAATCATCGCTGGTATCAACATCTCGAATACGTTTAAGTTACTAAAAACAATCACCAACAACGATGTTCTCAAGATGGCGATACACTCAAAAGAATTCTTGGATATCGAGATTATCAGTGAGACGAAGAAGACGACATCCAAGTTTCAACTGAAACTTCTGGACATAAATGAAAGTCGAATCGAAGTACCCGATGTAGAAATGACCACCGTCACGACACTCCCATCCGCTGACTTCCAGCGTTTGTGTCGTGACATGTCGAATATAGGCACAGACATCGAAATCACCCGTGATTCGGGGATAATTAACTTCAGGTGTGAAGGTGATTTCGCAAACCAAGAAACGATCATCGAATGTCCCGATGAAAGCCCGAAGATCACTGGTCTCTACAGTTTGAAGTATCTGAATATCTTTACAAAGGCGACGAGTATGTGTGCGTCTGTGCAAATTATACAGGAGATTGGAAACAGATTTTTGATTTTAAAGTATAACGTCGCCAACCTGGGTGAACTCAAGTTTTACTTGGCGACTAAGGTATCTGAAGATTAGTGGTAAAGTCGTCAAGTGTCGAGAGTGTTTTTTTCATACCAAGAGAGTTTGTCAATACAATTTTCGGAAACTTTTCCTTGAGTGTTTCTTCATCATAGAACAAAAAGTCTTTCAGTGGAACTCGCTGTCCATGAAAATCGTTTCGTGGTCCGGAGTACCGTTTCACCTTTTCAGTAATGTTTCGCATTGGTTTATCATCATGATCTACGATCCAAGCACTACTCAAAGGGATACTGAAGTGCATAGCACTTTCTTCGTTTTCACCCGGCCTGAACTCGATGTCATTTGATATGGCTGTGTACTTCTTACCGTTGAAATAGTATTTTACTCGAAGAATCGTTTTCGTGACATTTTGTGGTATGAGTGTGTGTCGGAAATTTTTACCAGTCACATTCACGTAATAGTCTTCAAGAATCTCATCTTCCCAGTCTTTACTCTCTTTCATCCAGAAATCATCTTCGATCATGTAGTCCATGTCATGATCCAACTTGTATTCGAGTTCTTCGGAGATGATCGAATAGTCTCGTGGTGTGATGATGTATTTGTAAAGAAAGAAAATACTACTTAAAAGTTTGGACAGCATCTCTTTATAAGGAATGGAAGGTAATTTTTTAAGTAGATATAACAATCGAATAGATGAATGGAGCGAATGTATAAAGAAAGACCCAACAAACAAGAAAAAGTATGAATCCGATATGGCAGAGTACATCATGAAATGTATGCCGTATATGAACCAGTATACCGATGAAAGTGAGGAGATTACGAACACGGATAACATTTTTAACGTAAAA